AAGAATGGATAGTTGTTTGATATAGGCACAACTTTATCAGTAAACATTTTTTTTGCATCAGCTCCAGTTTTAGAAAGTATACCTATTCTTGAATCTTTAGAAATAGTTGCGGTATTAACTCCTTCACAAGAACTCATAAAAGAAAAACCTGATCTTCTTATTTTTAAATAACACATACCAAAACTTCTTTTGTCTACTTTACATGCTTCCCAGTATATATAAAATATTCTATTAGCTTCTCTAAAATCAGGATGTCCTACATCAATTTTAGTCCATTGTAAATACATATAATGTGTGCCTGTTATGTAAGTAGGAATGCCATTATTTAAAAACCAATATCCTTGTTCTCTTCTATCAAACTCTGTTTCAATATAATCCACCCATTTATTTTTAAACTGAGGTGGTGCTTCATGCCACTGAAATATAGTCTGTACTCTTTTAAGTTCTTTAGGATATTCTTTTGGTTTCCAATACTGTTTAGTTTTTTCTAACTTAGAAGTAAGTTTTGGGGTAGAAGGTAAAGCTATCTTTACATGATTGATATCATATATATCACCAATAGTTCCATCATTAGATATAACTACTATATCATACTTTTCATTATACCCAGGTTGCCATGCTCGTGCTTTATTTTTGCGAGACATAACATTTTTTGGAACAACATCTTTTATGATAGTATATAAACTATCTTGACCTTGATTCTGCAAATCCTTGAGGTGTTTTTGTTTTTGTAACTTCATTACCTTCTAATAATAATTTTTCATCTTCTATTCTTTTGAGTATTTCAAAAGCATCAAAGATGGCTAATTTTTTAGTAGCCGCAGCATTTTTTAATCTATCTGCTGCTAACTCATCCTCGGGATCTGGTTTGATTATTTCTTCTTTTGCAACTTTAATTAGTTGTCTTACAGCTCTTTCACCTGCTTTTATAATTTCTAACTTAATATCTCTTGTTTCCATTATAGTTTTAAAGTTATATGTGAAGTATACATTCTGTACAATACTTCATCATCAATTATAAATTCATATTCACTATCAGGTTGGTAGGCTATTTCATCACCGACTTGTAGACCTAAGTCTTCAAGTTCTTTGTTAATATATTTAATAACACCAACTAAAGGTTCGATGCTACCACCTTTTTCTATAAAGCTTTCTTTTTTTTCAGATGGTTTTACGAAACAATATTTGTCATGTCCTCTCCATACACCATCTTTTTTATATAGAAAAAACTGATCGTTATCAACAATAAACAAATCATCTCTAAAATAACTTCTTCCACTTTGCCTTCTACCATACATATCATTATAAAATTTAAATACATTATGGTGAACAACTAAGGTATCACCAACTTGTATTTCACCTTCATAATTTATTGGAGTTGCTTTAACTGTTGCAAATCTATTAGATGATTTATGGTCTTCTTCCGATGTACTTGTTATAAAATCGACATCTCCAATTTTTTTAATATTGTTATACCTTCTATCATTAATAGGAGATACTATAAAAGAAAAAGGGGACTTCATTAAAAGTGTATATTGTATTCCAACGATACAGGCATAGTATACTTGAACTCTTTCCAAAGCAAAACTTCTTCGCCTTTTATAATCCAAATTTTATATGACTCTGATTCTTGTTGTATTAAATGGATTGCATACTTGCCTCCCAAGACTTCTTGTCCGACAATATAATGCATTGCTCCAGACTTATAGTCTGCTCCTATAGATATTTTTCGTATGTCCATTTAATTAAAATGAAGTTCCAATATTGAGAACTCTGTAAAATAAGTTTAAGTAAAGCACACCATTACCTTGGGTTGGGTTTGCGGCTGTGTTTAAAGTGACTGCTGTATTTTGTGGTAATACCCCTGTAGCAATTTGAAACTTTTTTACAATATCTGTAGCAAAGTTTGCGGTCTGAGCAGTGATAGAAAACAAATCATATGCATTACCATTCTTTACAACTAAGTTATTTCCATAGTTATATGCACTTGAACCAGCATCTACATAGATAGCCGCATCCATTACATCAATAACTTTGTTAGCTCCTGGAGCTGCAATTAACTCTTTTGGTGTTGTTGATAATAGTAATTGTTCAGCAGAATTAACTTGAACATGAGCAACCAAAGTATCTACTCCATATAAATCTTGTAAGTCTCCTAATGTACAGCTTTTAGTTACTAAATTATCTGATTGATCAGTTAAGACTAAATAATCTGTAATAGTTGGAGCTACAATATTTGGATATGCAGATGTGTTACTTATTCTTGCCATTTACTTTTTCTTTTCTTCTTTCTCTTCAACTGGTTCAGGATCTTTTACTTCTCCAGTTCTTAAATCAATAGTAGCATTCTCTCCATACTTTTCTGTGAGTCCTTTTTCTAAATCTCTAAACTCTTGTTGTATAGTATCTAATGCATCTATCATTTTAGTTTGACTTACAACTGCGTCTGCAATTGCTACTTTAGTATTCATAAATCTTTGATTTATATCTTGAATACTTTTTAATTCTTCTTCTGTCAAATTTTTTGCCATTGTATTAAATTTAAATTGTTAAACATTTATTGGACAAAGATAGTAAAAATTAATTTACAAATAGTTAAATGTAACAGGCAAGATAATTCTTCCATTCTCATTTAAATAATCTTTGTAGTTTGATTTTAAAAGAGCTTTTTGTTCATCGGTTATTTCATTAGCATCCCACCATAAATCAATTAAGATAACATCATATTTCTGTGAAGGAGTATAGGTATATGCATCAGCATTGAACAAGCCTACACCAACTGGTATTATTTCTCTATTAATAGCATAATCTATTAGTTCTTGATCATAATCAATAACATCTACTTTTTTATACAAAGTGTTAGCTAATAATGGAACTAATCCCATTCCTAAGCCACAGATAAGTATACTGTTAGTTCCTACTCCATCAAACAGTTCTGATAAAGGACATTCACACTGACCTAACATATAATCAGCATAGTAATCTTCATTGTGAATCACTTCACCTTCACCAAATGTCATAGTTGCTTTGCCTTGATATTTAGTTACAGTAAAGTTTTTACCTTCGTACTCTTGTAATTTTAATGTTTCTACTTTCATATTGATTTACAAATTACATCTACTTTTGAATAATCTACATACAAATAACCATTATCCGCTTCTTTGGCTGCCCAAGGAACTTCATGTCCGAGAACTCCTTGAAACTTACCACCAAAACATAGTTGTGGATATTTATATTCAAACTCATATATGTTTACACCTTTCGGTGAAACTCCTATTTTTTTAATATTCTTTTTTAATCTTTCATCCGATGGACCACTACATAGTAATATACTGTTTATATAACCAGTACCAAAAGTAATAGTCATTACATAAGTTGAACTTGCACCAGATGATGTTCCTGCTCCACCCCAGTTTCCATTACCCAGTGGAGTTGTTAATGCAGAATTAGTATATACATTTTGCCCAACTGATATAGCACCTGAAGTATACATAGAGGCATTACATGTTTGGAAACATCCAAATAATATTTTAGGATAATTACCAATAGTTCTAAATCTTTGTATAGATGATACTGCATCTTTGTCATATCCATAAAACTCTGAAAACTTATAAGGTGTTGAAGTATTTGGATGTGAAGGTGAGTTTGTATTAATAGTAGGAAATGTCATTGTTCCAGGCGCACACTGTCCACCATTAACAAGACAGTCTATATGTATACCACCTGTTATAGTCCCTGAGCCATATGTAGCATACATACACTCTTGAGCTATTCCTAACATTTCTAATGTTCCACTTGAAGGTACTGCCATTGTTAATTATGTTTTAGTTGTTTCTTTACTTCTTCTAACTCTTTCGATAAGTCTTTTATCGCTTCAACAAGTAAAGGTACAACCTTCGCATAATCAACAGTTTTATAACCATCACCGATCGGTGCTTCTTTTATAATTTCTGGTAATACCGATTCTACTTCTTGCGCTGATAAACCAACTTTTTTATCCGTATCGTATCCATACTCTTGAGCTTTTTCATTAGCAGTATAATAGAAACCATTAAGTTGTTTTACTTTATTTAAAGCATCTGGTATGTTACCCTGTATATCTTTTAATCTTTCATCTGAGAAATAAGCTACGATGTCTCCAGCAACTCTAATTGAATCTCCAGTATTACCTCCATCAAAATAGTAACTTGTATTAGCTGAATCATAAAAGATTGGAGCTCTTACATCGGCAGAAGATGAAACTGTACTTGAAACTAATATATCTCCACTAAATTGAATTTGAGATCCAACACATGTCATTCTCACATCAAAGTCTGAAGTATCACCATCAGCATCATGCCAGTCCATATATTTACCAACCTCCATTACACCATCAGAGGCAACCATAACTGCTTTATCCCACCAGTCTCCAGATGAACCTATGTCTAAGTTTAGAGTAGCACTACCTGAAGATGCACCACCACTTAATCCAGTTCCAGCAACTACTGCTGTAATATCTCCACTACCACTACCAGTTGCTCCAGTTGTAATACTTGTTACTCTTCCATAAGCATCTACAGTTATATTATCTATTTTAGTTCCATTTGATGTACTACCATAAGTACCAGCACCAACCCCACCAGTTGCCATATTAAGTGTAACTGATCCACTTGTACCACCACCTGTTAGGTTTGTACCAGCAGTTACTGCTGTTATATCTCCTGCATTAGAAGTATATCCTGCATTGTTGTTAAATGTAGATATGTTTATGTTACCTGGTGCTATTCTATATTGATTTCCTGCAGTATTTACAACTGGAAACCAATCTGCATTACCAGCAGTTGTTGTTGTTGCTAAACCTTCTAAATCTAAAGATAAAGTACCAGTTGATGTAATAGTTCCTCCAGTTAATCCTGTTCCTGTTGCAACCGATGTTACACCTTGATTATCAGTACCACTTGATGCAGAAGTAATGTGTCCAGATGCATTTACTGTAATAGTTGCATTGGTATATGTATTAGCAGTCACACCTGAATTGGCATGAGAAATTGTTACTGATCCACTTGAGCCTCCTCCACTTATTGGAGAGCTTGTAGATACATTAGTTATATCTCCACTGTTACTTGTAAAACCAGCATCATTATTAAATATACTTAA